ATCATTTGCATGATCATAAGAACTCAAACCTTCACTTAGATCTTCTAAGTCCTCATCAGGTACTGCAGTTTTCTTCGGTTGATTTAAACCAAGAACATACTTCAAACGAGTTTCAAGTTGCTCATATGTTTTGAATTTATCTGGTGCATTAAATTCATTTAAATCATACAATGAGTTATAGATTTTTTCTAACTTTGCATCATCATCAAATAAAGGTGATGGACTTGCGAACTCTGACTTGTCATAGTTCTGATAACCTTCAACTTTACGAATCTTCAACTTAAAGTTTGCACCTGCCCAGAAATCAAATGGGTTGATTGCATCTTCATCGGCAAACTCTGGTTGCATTGCTTCTGATATTTTATCAAATATTTTCTTTCCATATCTGAATAAAAATACTTTACCTTCGTTTTCTGGATTAGAAGGATCACTTACAACAAAGATGTTACTGTAGTAAGATAACTTACGCTTTTGTTTACGTGCAATCTGTTTGTTTGCATCAGATCCAGAGTTCCATAATTGAGTATTATGTTCTGATACAGGATCTTTTTGTCCTAAAGTGGTTAAAGAATTCTCAATAAACCAACCACCAGGTCCTTGGAATGCGTGTGAGTATAATCTTGTCCAAGGAAGATCGCATCCTTCGGGTTCTGGAAGAAAGCGAATGATTGCATATCCATTACCAGACTTATCTACTGCTGGTTTCCAGATACGTTCATCAATATTACTGTTTCCTTTATCATTAAGTTTCTCTACTTGTTTTATTAGTCTATCTGTTAGAGAACCAGATCTTGATTTCTTTTTTAAATTTGCGAATGACATGTGGATTAATTTGGATGTTTGTTTTGTTGTATTAAAGAGGGAGGTTGGATTCCTGTATACCAACAAAGAACGGGCATTACTACAGTAGTAAAAACGTCCTTGCCTGAGACCCGACTGGTAGGTCGGTTCTACCCTGCGGTAGCAGCACCACCTGTGTCTCATCACCTTAACCAGCAGTTGCCAGTAAGTTTATTCAGTCACTCCCAAACCACCGTCGTGGCATACTATTTATTATAGCAGAAAAGGAACCCATTGACAAGCCCCTCTGCCTGTTCTTTGCCAAACTTTCCTGACAAATACCCTCCAACAGGGTCTAAACGTGTCATATATGCGTCAAAATCTCTATATGTCTCTGTTGCATCCAACCCAGATGGTTGTGCTTCTTCTATTATATGTTTATACCATAACAAATAAGTCTTGAACATCGGTAGGTAGTCGTCTACCTCTGATGCTTTACAGTATCTAACGTAGATGTTCTTGGAGAAATGATTACCCATCTCAAAGAACCGATACTCTTTCTCTGCCTTGGGTAGACTGTCTACCTCATACAGATAATTCTCTACTGGATGTTGAAAGTCGAATACAATGATTACCCGATTTTCGTTAAATCCCATAAGATCCATACCAAAACAGGGAAGGTTACTCCCAGTTTTAGGGTAAAGAATGTTATTGTAGACAGAAGTAGTATCATCCCAGATGTCAACTTCCCTCGCTTTGATAAAGTGCTCATGTGTGTATACCTGTGCTGTAAGTCTTGTTCCTTTTTTGCCTGTCCAGTCTGCCCAGATGGGTTGTCTTTGAAAGTCGGGAAAGGTTTCCCATAATACGTCTCTGTAATTCTTCCAGAGGTTATTTTTCATAGTCATGTGGTATATAATCAGGACATAATAAAGCACCCGCTAGGGCATTCGCAGATTTATTGTGTTGACATAGTTTGTTCATCCAAATCCTTTCTTTTAATTCTACCGTCCCATCGGTAGATATCATCCTGCAACAGATATCCACTATCTTGTTTCTGTAGTTTGTGCTTAACATGTTTAATAGCCTCTGGTAGGATTGCGTACTCACGTCTCTGTATGGCTTTCGTGAGTGATTTAATGTCGTCATTGTGTAGGATGGGTACTTTAGACTGGATGATGATCTCACCACCATCGAGTTCTTCGTTTACGTAATGTACAGTAGCACCAGTTTCAGTTTCACCTGCGTCTATTGCTTGCTGTATTGCATGTAACCCCTTATACTTAGGTAAAAGTGAAGGGTGTACATTAATTATTCTACCACGAAATGCATCAATAAAATCTTTTGTAACGATTCGCATCCAACCTGCTAATACTACCAAGTCAACATTCCATGCTTGAATAAGTCGAATCATATTGACTTCATCAGTAGATTCGATATATGAATGAGGTATTCCAAACTTATCTGCTCTTTTTGCTGCTCCACACTTCTTTTTGTTATGGATCATCAACACAACTTCGTCAGATCTACACGTTCGCACAATGTTCTCGAAATTTGATCCATTTCCAGAGCAGAGTACGGCTAATCTCATTTGATAAAATTGTGTTTTGACGTGCTACTTTTGGTTCTGTTGTGGATAACTATGAACCTATCAGCAGCGAATGTTCCTGCGAGACATACATCTATCTCGTCTCCATCGACCCAGTTGATGTCTCCATTCTTCTTAGTATGGTTCATCGCTTCCTGTATTTGGTCGATTACTTCTTGAGTTAATTTCATTTTACAAATCTATGGTTGGAATAACTTACTAGACCAGATATTACACAACGTCCGTCTACTGGTGCAGGCGGTACTTCGTGCCATAGATGCCCTTCAAAGAACAGTATCTGTCCTGCTTCGGGATCAAGTTGTTTATCTTCTAATATAACGGATGAACACCCCTCAGGAGTATTCACATAATATACGAATGCTAATGGATATGGAAAATGATTATGTCTTATAATATTTTCTCCCTTAAGGTAGTACATACCCCATGCATCCATGATCTCAAATCCGTATGGATCGAAACCGCATTCTCCGCCACCACCCCAAGGAAAGATACCTTTAGATATATCCCATTCCTTAGAATCAGCAAGATATGCATCTGCTGCAATCTCAGGCATTGAGGTATTTGAGAAGATAAAAGATAATTTAGGAATACAACTCTCTATCCATGTGAGTAGAGCGTCAACTTCTTCCACCTTATCTCTTTGTTCGAGAAAGAACCGCCATGGGTACATATCTCGCTTTCCTTCTTTGAACGCTGCGACCTGTCGTTCCTTTTCAGTCTTATAGAGATCAAGGAGTACAGGATTTACTCGTTCAGCATCAGGAAATTCTTTAGCATAATATCGAGTGTCAATAACTGTCATTAATTATGTGGGTCGTATTTACGAAGTATGTAAAGGGCAATTGCAGCACCAACTGATGATGCACCCAAGACGATTAAAAATAATGGCATTGTGATTATTTAGGTAATTGGTCTATCATTTTCTGTACATTTTCCTTCAATGTGTTATAAAATTGAGGTCCTATGTCAGCAGGTGGCATTCCAAGCATGGTTGCTGCCTGTTTGACTTGCTGAACTAACTGTTTTGCGTCAGGATCCTCAGATAATGTAACACGCATGTACATAGTCTGCTGTACATTTATGAGTTCCATCATCTTCAGAAGTTGTTCACGTTTCTCATCGACACTTAGTATAAGTCCCATGCGATTGATCTCTAGATACAGTTCTTGCATCTTTTCAAGTTCTTGTTGAACAATCTCAGATTTAAAGAATTTACTCATAAGTACTGTGCTTTAACTATTTTCTTATATTTACCCAAGTCTATATGTAAGAATGGGTCGTACTTCACTACCTTATTTCTCAAAGGCTTCCAGACTATCTCCTCCTTGATTTGTTTATCAAACTGAGGAACATACTGGAAGATCTTGTTGAATATGGTAAGTGTCTCCAAACATATTCTACCACCTAAAAATGATTTTAGCAAGGGAGGGTGTACTCCTTCTACTTTGAAGAGATCATCGAATCTACTATGAGTTTCATGGAGTGTTGCCACATCCTCTTTGAAGTGATAACTCAGAGATTCTTTGCGTTTGGTATACTCAGCATAATTCTTGGCACCTTCTCTGACCAATGTAGCAGGATATACCTTGTCCTCTGCTGTTAGGTTTGCTACAAAAAATTCGCGTAGCTCGAAGTCCTTGAACTTCCTTGAGAGTTTGACAAAAAAGAACTTATCTTTTCTTTGGTCAAAAGAAACCTGTGATGCCTTAGCATTTCCACCGTATTGGAAATAATCATAAGTGTCGGAAGTAAAATGAAGTTTCAGAGCAAGATACATCTTGTAAACTTCAAAACCTGTCACAGTTTCAACAGACCTCTTGAGGTACGTTTCATAAAATTTAGACGTTGTGCCTCAAACTTTAATTTCTCTTTTAATGGTTTGGAGATTAACTTATTAACTCCATCTAATTCTATATTCTTATCTTCGCAAAATTGAACTACTGCTTCAATGTAGTTGAGGTTTGAATCTTTAACTATCTTTTCTATTTCTACTGAAAACTTTGCAGCAGTCATAAAATTCTCTTCAAAGACTTCATCTATCTTACCACTCGCCATATGCTTGTTTGTAGGTGTCGATGTACTCTTTAAGTTTGCGAGCATACTTAAACTTGTCATAAATTTCAAAAACTTGGGGTTCACCTGTCTCACAGGCTATGATGGTCACTAACTTCTTAACTTGTAATCCTGTTAGCTCTTGAAACATTATAGCATATGCTGTCTCTTGTGCAAAGTAGTCGTGTATCCACTCTTCACGTTTCGTCTTAGTTGATGTTTTAAAATCTATTATTGCAAGTTCTCCCTTATACTCCGCAATACAATCCACTCGACCTGCCAACTTCAACACCTTACTTGATAGAGGTGCTTCAATTGCATGTATATTGTTAATACTATCTATATGTGGTTTAATCTGGTAGAATAACCCCATTGATAGTGGATCATCCTTATATTTACTAATATCTTGATTCTTGACATATAACTCTGCTAACTTATGACACTTGTTACCACGAGTTGTAGCACGTTTTGTAATCTTATTTGCTTCCTCCTCACCAACTCTATTTCTCCACTCCATGATAGATTTCTTTTTAGAATGACCTATCACAGTTGTAACAGAAGGGTAGGACGTACCATCAACGAGATACCTCCTACCCTGTTTAGTTGTTGTTGCTTTTAACTCTGGAAAGTTATGTATGTTTAAATGTTTAAATGCCAAGGTTCATCTTACTAATCAAATACGATTTGACTAGACCAGATCTAACGATGTCATCAATACCAAATTCAATACTCTCGAATTCATCCATGTCATCAATAATCTTCTTAAAGTCCATGATACCAGTTTTCTCATGAGCTTTGGTCAAGTCAGTTTGTGCAGCGTCACCTGCAAATATAATTCTACTATTAACTCCAAGACGTGTGATTATGGAGTCTAGTTCGTGGAAGTTTAAGTTTTCTGATTCATCCACAAGAACTATACTATTATCTATGGTAGTTCCACGAATGAAACTTGTAGACCAGAACGATACTGTGTCCTGTGCCTTTAGGTTAGCATAAAGCATTTCAAATGATGGATCATCAGGCATCTCAAACATAAACCTTACCATATTCTTATATGGAATCTGATAAAGGTTTGCTTTATCCTCATGGTCGCCTGGTAGGAAACCAATCTCTCTAGTAGGAACTAATGACCTTACAATATACAGTTTATTATAGGGTGTACTTTCATCTAGAATATCTTTAAGTGCAAGATACATGGTAACGAATGATTTACCAGTACCTGCACACCCAAATAGAAACATGTTTTTCTGTTTCTCCCAAGCATCAAACACCTTCTCCTGTGATGGAGTTAGAGGTTTGATGTCTAGTAAATGTTCTGCTCCTATTGGTTTACGTTTCATTTGTCTCGTAGTTAATCCAACAAGTGTTGGTTGCTTCTTGCTTTTTACAGGCATTACTTAAGTGCGTCGAATTTAGCGTAAGGGTGGTGTTTCTTGACGTTGTTTAAACGATCTTTGAAACCTTGTGGAAGTTTGTTTTGATAGTCACCAACTTCACTGATAGCAGACATGACTCCTGCTTGCCAGTTCTTCTCCCATTCGGGATTATCTTCCCTCCACTTTTCATATGCTGAAATTGTAAGGTTGAGTTCTTTCTCTTCACCTGTGGTGTAATTCTTTACTGGATATACTGGCATTATCTGTACTCCCAGTTTAATGCTTTACTACAAATAGGAAACTTCTGTTTAAAGATCTGCCTTACCTCGTGTACTAAGTCCATATGTTCTTTTTGTGTGCCATGGGCACTTCTTAAATCTATATAGTGAATCCATGACCGAACACTACCTGTCATGTATAATCTCGTAGGTGTTGCTAACGGGAGAACAAATCTCGCACACTCCTTCGCAATACCCGAAGCGAGGAGTTCGTTGTATAGATCCATCGCTTCAACAAAATGTTCAGCAATCTTGTATTCGAGATCTGCTTTTTTGTTCTTCGGTACGTCATCTATACTGTTTTGTCGATTCTTATAGTCCTGATGTCGGAGATCAAACATAGGGATCTCCTCCGCTAACAGATTAGTGTCAGCATATCTTTGACTAAACTCTTGAAATGTAAAACTACGGTGTCGTAGTATCTGAGCAGCAAGACCTCTAGTAGTCTCGATCTCAAGTGTCATATGTGCTTGCTCAAAGACCGACCAGTGACCGTGCTTTATGCAATAACCCAATAAACCATCCACGGTTGGATTGTTTTGATTCTTTGGATTGCTCACTCTCGCCACGTAACCCATAGTCTTTTCTGCGTCTGGTGTTACTGTTACTAATTTTACTTTCATTTTTAATCATTTTAGCATACCATGCTTCTTGCTTGGTATACCAATCAGGGTGTTCTTTAGCTAATTTTATTAATTTTTTTGCTGCTTTTTTGTCTTTCATGGTGGGTTCTAAATCCGATCCACTCGTTTATTATTGCCTGTGACCCAACTGGATATTGATTCCAAAAGAGCAAAAATGAACGCATCGTCTGAGTTTCCCCAGTGCGTTCGCTCTCTTTTAAAAGATCCAATAGTTCTATATCACTATTTATTTGTGTGATCATATAAAGCCTCAAATAAATTATCTGCTAACTCGTCAATGTCTTGACCTTTAGGATCTGCTTCAAATAAGAAATCCTTTGGATTTTTTTTCTTCTCTTTGAAGAGATCATTTGCTTTTCGAGAGATATGTTTTGGTATCGAAATTTCCTGGAGAAATTGTTCCTCCGCAGAATCCGATTGATTTGAGGTGTTTTGATCCGATTTTGTCATAGTAACAGTCGAAAATGTCTACTTTATTACCCATCACTATATCGTAAT